TATTAAGCGTCTTGTCATATGTGTGGCGTGAGCAATTACACCTTGAGTTTTCTTTTTCTTCTGCTCAGCAGGAGCTTTTCTTTTCCAACCGTATTCTTTACCAGCTATATTTGCTTTAATTCTTCGGCCGAAGTCTTCTCTAGGGTCAATTATATTACCTTGACCATCCATGCTAACTAAATCTCTTTCTTCATCCTGTTTTTCTAGTCGCTTAGTCTCTTCAGCTTCTTTCAGTCTATCGCGCGTACTAAGTTGATTCTGCTTTCGCAGAAGTTGTATCATTTCCCCTAATAAACCTTCTTGAGTTTTCTTTGCCATATGTTAACTTCTCATTTTTTGTTTGGTTTCCTTGTTACGTTTATTCTCTTCTTCAATATGTTCTTTCATAAGAACTAAGTATAGTTCCCTTTCCCATGGTAACATATTGTTCAAATCTTCTAACCCAAAATTATGGTGGACCATTAAAGCAAAATTTGTCGATATATGCCTTGCTATATTATCATGCGAAAGGGCTATGAAAAAAAATCTGTTAATCCTTTCAATTGTCTAGCATTTTCGTGGTCACACTTCTTACATTTATAACTAACATCATAAGATAAAGTTGGTGCATCTTGCATAAATTCTACAATCTTAGCAAACTGATCATTATTTAAACTTTCGACAAACCTTACTACTTCTTTAAAAGGTGCATCTTTAGTTGCAAATGTTTCTTCACCACTATAAATTATTTCAATTGTTTTTGCAACTGAATTAATAGCGGCCTCAGTATCAGTAGCTCTTTGAGCCTGAGTTAAAGTATCATTATAACTAAGAAACTTTATATCAACACTAACATCATCGTTTATTTTAATGTTCATATCTCTTTCAATATCTAGATTATTAATATAAATATCATCTAAATTAATTTTATAATCTAGTTTACTATCACATTTATCATTTTGACATTCTAAATTAACAGTAACACCTTCACCTACAGATTTACTTCTTAAAGTAGTAAACATATATTCGATATCAAACATTGGTAATGACTTTATATCAATTGGTGTTTCAACACACGCCTTGATAATATCAGTCACAGCTCTTTCAATTGCTGTTTCATTTTCAGTTTCTAAAGCAATTAATAAGATCTTCTCTTCTTTGACCACGTATGGTCTGTATATTATAGTTTTGCCTGTTGAGGGCACAATCATATCATACTTTGGGGTTGCAATTACTGGCAACATATCAATCTCTCTCCATTATTATTAAAATTAAATTACACGTTTAAATTGATCTAACGTGTTCGCTCCTATTTGTAGCATCTTATTTGCTACTTCTTCAAATCCATCTACTAATCCAAGGCTTTTAAAATTATCATATTCAAATGTAATAGATAATTCCATCATTCCTTCTGACCCTTCAGATAAATCAATACTACCTACCGTTATAGGATATGCATTCTCTAGTTTTATTGTATATCCAGGAATCATATCATTAGATTGTGATATCTGTTGTATTAATACATCAGTGCAATAGTCTTGTTTATAAAATGCTTTATAGTGTTCACCTGATGTATCTATAATCATCTCTTGCCACATATCAAAATACTTCTTAATGTAATAGTCATTCGTTAATATAAATGACATAGTGACTTCATCTGTTGCAGCTGAATAAGGTTTCTTTGCTAAGTGATGATTATGCATAGCTTCAGTTGTAAGTATACGTTTGCCTGGCATGGTTGCTGTTTGACATAACAAAAACATATCTCTAGGGTCACTAATAAAATCTCCTATGTGTACACCATCACCACTTATTAAATTACTTAATAGAGTTGCAGGATTAAATTGCAATAAATTGTTTATAGATTTAGACGGATGAGATATATAAACAGCATATCTATTTCCACGTGCTAAACCACCTCTACGATTAATTGTAGACTTCATTGTATCGATACTTACTGGTAATGTCATTAGTACATTCTCCTTGAATCTGACCAAACAACTCTAGTGCTCTTCTTCCTAAACGCAGCTGTCTGTAAAAATATTGCTATGTTCCATTCTGCTGCACTTACCTTCATAACATTAGAAGTTACATGCTTTGTTAAATAATGTTTAAAACATGGTTTAAAGTATTTATATTTTGCTGCCGCGGCTAACATTTTATATGTTACTTTAAATCTTGTTGTTTTATCAAACTTCTGATTATTTACTACATCATCTAATTTGTCTAAGAAGATAGCACGAATTTTAGGTGGTAAGTAATGTAAATTAAGACCAAAAAAACCACCTGGTGCTTTACTAACAACAATTGTTAATGGAAATGTATCATAGTATGGTAAAACCTGTTTAAGTTTTGGATTATACGTATACATTACCATATCACCAGGTCTTACAGGTGATACCTTTGTAAGTCTATCGTCTTTTAAAACATTAGGACCTAACTTACCAAGCTTCTTTACATTTTTTTTAAACCAATTCTCAGCTTCTTTAGACCTCGCAGTTAATCCTTTACGAAAAGCTTCTGATTCTAACTTGTCAAATAAACTAGCCACTAAATGTCTCCATTAATTGAGGTCCAAATTGTACCATTATCCACGAGATAGCTCCTATAGCGACCAAACCTACTAGCATCCACTTCATTTTAAAATCATCTACAATCATTTGAAAGCCTATTATTTCATTCCCTAATATTCTTAGAGATAGTTCTAATTTGCCATCGTTATCTTCTTTGTCCATACTTATATTTATACTCTTTTCTTAAGAGTTTTCCATATTCTGCGCCCTGTTTTTGTTTTGGATGCTTTAAATCCCATGGACATTGTCTTAATACCCATAGCTTCAAGCTCTTTCTCTGTCCATATTTGGAATTCATATCCACGTTCTTCACAAAATTTCTGTGCATATTTCCACTTAGAAGTATTCTTCATATAGGTTAATGCTTCACCTAATTGTTTTCTTTTGGGTGGTTTGGTTTGCGATGATGGTTTTATCTCAACTAAGAGTGTACGACCAGTGTCTGTTCTTATAGTTAGGTCAACAAAATAACGATGTGCTTTACGGTCTGTTGAACATACATACGGTATAACGGTCTCTTCAGACTGCCACCACTTAACCCATGATGCTTTGTCTAAATATCTAAATGCATTTCTCTCCCATAATGACCTATAATGTATCATATCAGTGTTACCATTATATTTTTCAGGATGTTTTGGCTTCCAAGAGCCAGAATATGTTTTTTTCATACAACTATTTATACAAATCGTTATAAATAAGTAATATACAAACCAAGGAACAATTATGCCACACGTAGAAGGACACGACGGACAAGCAACATTCGCAAGATTCAATAAAATTAATGATGGATTTGAACATTGGAAATATCCAAGTACAGTTGGTAACGATACAAGTTATGATGATATAAATTTTAATAGTAATGATGATTCTGACTATGCTATTCATCGTATGAAGGCCATATCTGCAATGACAAACGAACCATTTATGATGTTTGAATTCATGAAAGTTGATGGTACTCCAAATGATAATACTATGGATTATGGAGCTACAGGTAAAAAGGGGTATGATTGGACTGCATCATTTATTCAAAGTAATGCTGCGTCGGTTATAGCAACTGGAGCTACGCTTTTAAATCAACAAAAAGTCGCTGGACGGGGAACAGCTAAAGAAATCGCAATTATGGAATCTGCTGGAGGTGCTAACGCTATGCATGTAAATCGCGAAAACTTAGATTCAGCAACTGCAGCTTCAAAGAATTTAATAGAAGCTTATACAACTCCAGTAAGAAGAACATACACGGGTTCAGTTTGTATGTATATGCCAACTGGTATTGAAATAGGTGATACTGTAACATACAACGAAGACACAAGACAATTTGCAGCAGGCTTAAATGAAATGATTACTGGTGGTGGTTTTGGTGCTTTTGATAATAAAGCAGTATTGGCTAGTCAACAAGCAATAGGATTATATGGTGCGGCAGGTGGTATGCTTGGTGGAAAGGCCATGTTAGGTGCTTTAGCTTCTTATGGTATTGGTGATATTGTTGCGACTGAAATACAAAGGTCTACCGGTGCTCTTTTAAATAAAAACGAATTTGCAGCTTATGC